ATGAAATGATAATTCTTGTAAAATATTTATTAATCTTCTAATATCAAATTGAGAAAAATCAATTATACTTTCATAAATGTCTTCTTTTTCATTTATTATAAATTTTTCATCCTTTGATATTTTTTTTATTAAATTTGTAATTTCTATTGAAGATGGTGAAGAGAATCTTATTTCATCACAGTTTTTTTTTAAATCATTTAATAATTTTGAATGTTGATTATTAGATATAAAAATTAAAGGAAAAGAATTTGTTTTATTATTTTCTTTGTATATATCCATTATATATTTTTTTTCAGATGTCAATGAAATATTTTCAGTTTCATCAAAAATTAAAGCTATTTTATTATTTTTTTCTTTATGAAAATTTAATTTAGATAATATTGAATTTTCTTGATTATAATATTCATCAAAATCGTCGAGGTTTCTGAAATCTTTAATTTCATTTGGATTAATTATTCTAACAATATATCCTGCTTCTTCTAAAACTAACTTTATAGTTAATGTTTTGCCTATACCATGGTTACCACTAACAATAATAGCATTGTTTTTTGACTTTAATTTTAAAGTATTTAACCAGTCTTTAATTTTTTTTATTTGTAATTTATGTCCTATTATTTGATCGAGTGTATTTGGACGATATTTATTGACCCACAAGGTATCCATTATTAAAAATAATAATTTCTTGTCTAAATAACTTTAAAAAAGTTTAAAAATATTAAAAATTATTTAATTTTATAAAATAATTTCTATTATAGTATATATACTATATGGACAGAAATGAATCTAGAAAAAACTCTTCAGTAGATGACGAAGTACAAAAACTTCTTCGTAAAGGTGATAAATTAACATCTCAAGATTTCCAAAGATTATCAAAATTATACCCTAACGATTTAGTCGACAGAATCCAAAACGCTTTAATCGAAAAACAAGGAAACATTGGCAAGAAAGCTAAGAAATTCGCCGATCTCATCCGTAATAAATACAGCGATTCTCAAACACCTTTTCACATACTTTTAGAAAAGGCCCACAAATACAAAACCAAATATGGATTATCTGATGATGAATTCGCTGAATTCCAAAGAATATACGAACAAGAATTAGTTGGATTAAAAAGTAATGATGTAATCCAACCCTCTAATAATTTAATGAAAGTTTTAGGAGGTGTAACATTAGATTACCATGGTTTTGGTAGCAAGCTCAATGATGTTGACATGAAATACTTACAAGAAGTAATGAAACTCCACGCTTCATCTAGATCACTCCACGCTCAAATTTTACTTCAATCAATGCAATACCAAGATTGTGATTTTGAAGCTTTATCTGGAGGTTATGACAGAAATTTACACAGAATCGGTGAACACATCCACCCTGTAGTTGCTGCTCTTTTCTTACCTAAATTCCCCGTTGTTGAAGAACACTTCTTATATTCTAACATTGCAGGTATTGTTAAATCAAGATTCAATGGCGAACCTTTAGACTCACGCCCTGACTACCAATTATTTTATTCTTTAACAACCGATCCTAATGATGTAGTTTGTGATTCTAAATCAACATTATTAGACTTATTAAACAGAGCCCAACTTCAAACAGAACTCTGGAACAATGTTTTACATTTAAGAAACGGTCAATACTACAATGCTACTTTCAAGAATTTAGTAACAGCTGTTGATATGTGCAGACTCAATAAACAAGATACACCTGACTTAATCTATGGACGCTACGATGGTGTAATCATCAAAAGATTACTTTCAGCTTTCTCTTTCAGACCCACAACAGTTGCCACAACACCTCTTTACATGAACACTGTTTCATACAATCCTTATGCATTTAATTTAAAACCCTTAGTAACTTCTATCCCTATGATTAACATGAGATTACCACCTGTATACAATAAAGAAGAAGGCCCTGTTCTCTTAGGTGAAGCTTTAACCCAATCTCAATTATTCTTTGAAAACGGTGTCATAACTCCTAGAAATACATCTTTAATCTGGTCTCGTGGTGTATTAGTATTTTATGTTGATCGCAGAGCAACTAAAATTGAATTTAATAATCAATTAAATGGATTCTCTATGTCTACATTACCAAGCCCTATATCTGGTTTTGAAAAATTAAATCCTCGTAAAGTAAGCTTTGATCTTGATTTTAAAATTAGAGATGAAAAATACCAATTAAGATCTGTTGTATATTCTGATTTAAATATCAAAGATGGTAAAGAAACCGATACAGTTGTTGGTTCATCAGCTTTAGTAAGACTTCTTGCTAATAACACTGGAAGAGCTTCTGAACAATACATCTGTTATGATCCTTACGGACCAATCACTTCTCAAACAGCAAGTGGTGGTGAACGCAGAGATGAACCCGTAACTTCAGTAAATGAAGTTGATGCTAAGTTCTTAGAATTAAGCTTCAGAGGTTTAGCCGAATCAAGAGGCACTGTTTTCATCTATGCTTCTGAAAAAGATAACATTAACGAAACCCAATATTTAAATTAAAGTTATAAAAAGTTATATTTAAAAAATATTAATAATATTTTTTAATTATTCTAAATTGATGTATAATCAAAACCTTGTAATCCTGGGAAACCTTGAATATTTGAAACTTCTTCGTTTTTAATATTATAAGTAAGTAATTCGGATATTGGAGTTTGCATAAGTATAATATTAGAAATTGATGGTAAAGTTCTTTCAAGACTTTTAGTATTAATTGGTAATGGTGGACCGACTGGTTGAGTAGAAATATCTCTTAAATAACCTATTTTTTGATCAACATTAGTAATTACAGTAGGTAAAATTTCTCCTACTACGATACAATTTAAATTTTTAATTTGTCCTTCAATATCGTAAGGTAAGTTTCTAGAATGTTCTATAAATACATATCTCATTACTATAATTAAATCATTTTCTTTTTGTCTACATATTAAAAATTTTTTGTTAGTTTTCTGATAAACTCTTAAAATTAATTGTCTATTAATAATTTCTATATTTTCTTTTGAGAAAAAAGTTGTTTCTAAAGCTCCTATTTCTTCCTGTGACATTTTAAGTTCATTTTTTATTAATTGTTTTCTCAAAGCTTGTCCTTTTTTATTATCTGAAAAATATCCAACAGGAAATTCTTCAAAATTATATTTTGGATAAAGTTTTTTTGTTCCTGACATTAATTATAAATAGATAATATTTATAATTAATTTATTAAATATATATTTAATAAGTATAAGTTTCAATTACATTTATTCCATCTGGTAATATATTTTGAAAATATGAAAATAATGAAGAAGGGAATACATCTGATTCTATATAATTTCCATTACTTCTATCTTTTGTAATTATAGATTTCTTTTGATCTCTAGGACCTTTATATAAAACCCACTCATATTCATCAAATCTAATTTGTCTTATCATTATACTACCATTTACATAAGTTGGTTTATTAAAAATACTAAAATTTTCTCTTTCAAATTTAGTTAATAAAGTACCTACTTTATTATTTAATAAATCACCAAAATGTTTAGGTATAATATCTATTATATTTGTATATATTGATAGAGAAGAATGAATATTTTCAATTAATTTTTTTACAATATCATCTAATTCATTACCGTTTTCTTTAATAAAATTATTTCCAGAATGATTCATTATTTCAAAAAAAGCATTTTTAACTAAAGAGTTGAAATTATTTTTACCGGTATTTATATCATAAATATTACCATATATTTTAAATCTTTGAGGATCTGATTCTTTATAATCTTTAACATCTGCATAATTTGTATCAATAACTAATAAATAACCGTAATTTGGAACATAATATTCTATGTTATTGATTTTATATACCCAACAACTTTTACCTGAATTATCTGTTTGAACATCTTTAATGAATACATTATTTTCCAAACAAAAATTATCAATATATATACCTTCTTTTTCTAAAACAGCACAAGAATAAACTAATTGGAATAATATAGAACGCCATACATCAGGATTATGATAACCTGTTGATATCATTTTATTTACAGAACCATAAGATTGATATATTTTTGAATTCCATTTTATAATATTTGTATTCGGTGCTTCAGTTAAAGCAACAAGTATTTTATTATTATCTCTTGATAAATCAATATAATTTTTTTTAACTTCAAGTGGTGGAACAGTAGAACTTGTAAGACTTCTTTTTAATCTATCAGCTATTACTAAAATTTCTTCATCATTCATAGTGGTGTAAGACCTTGGAAATTTTTGTTTAATCATATCATAATTTTTATTTCTTATTATTTTACCATCTGAAATATGATAACCAGCATCAGGTATATCTTCTAATGCTAATTTATAAGTATCGTTTATTTTATTATTATTATTAATTTGATCTTTTAATCCTAATTGATCTTTTTGTTTCTTAATAATATCTAATTTATCAAAACCAATTTTTGATTCAGCATCAAATACATACAATAACATATTTATAAAATTTGGTGAAATTTTCTTTTTTATTATTTCATCAACCCATTGATAATATTTTATATCTCTCCATACGTCAAAATTATAACAATCTACATCTTTTAATGATGAACATTTATATGCTCCTAAAGATAATTGATATATTCTTATATTTATTGCTATAGAAGTTGGTGTTGCATTAAGAACTCTATCATCTTTATTATATCTTATTGGATATGCACTTCTAAATAATAAAAATCCTGTTGGTATATCATCATAAGGATTACTTTTTAATGTATAAGGATTTATATCATAAATCTTAATCCAAGATAAAAGTGATTTTTTACTTCCTTGAATTGTAAAATCTTCTCCATCGTAATTATCAAGTATACTATTCCTTAGAAATTTTTTTATTACTTCTCTTTCTCTAAGTGTTAAAAAAGAATAAACAGTTTTATCACTTGGTAATACATCTTCATAAATTCTATTAATATATGAATGATTTCCTAAAGGATCACTTAATGAAATATTATAAATTTTATTAATAGGTGGTTGTTGCATTGGAACTAAATTATAAGGATATAATTTTGGATCATATAATGGAATAAAACCAGGTGGAGCTTCTGGAACATTTGTGTTTGTTTTATCAAATTTCTTTGTTGAATCAAATTTTTCTTCATAATTTGATGGTTTATCTTCTTTAGGTTGATAAGGTGGTTTATCTTCTCTAGGTTGATATTGTGGCTTAGGTTGATAAGGAGGTTTATCTTCTCTGGGTTGATATTGTGGTTTATCTTCTCTGGGT